CTCGTCCAAGAAAAAGAACTAACATGAAAAATGTTCTTTCACTCCTGCCCGGCCGCCGGGCAGTATTCTAACCTTCGAAAAGGTTTGTTACGACGTTTATAGTCCGTCGACTTTATGAATTGACCCAAGTATTCAAATTTATTTATACGCATTATGTGGCAGTGGGGTCACCATATGCGTATAAAATTGGTGCTCCAGTAAACATACCGAGTTGAAAATCTTCACCAATTGATATGTATTTATCAATTCTCAAATTTGATTCGGAAGACTCATTTACCTCAGTAGACAATTCATGACTATAATGGATACCAGAATAGTAATTAAGATCACGTCCAGCTACGAAACGTTGCCCTGGAGTATAAAATGGTGTTTCATACTCTAGACAAGGATTATTAGTAGTTGGTGTAATGTGTGCACCCCCCAAAGTGGGACGCAAGGTCTCTTGCATTTGTGATCTACGTGAACCTACACTACCACTATCTAATGGATGCGCAAAGGCTCCATTTGAAGTACCAAACACATCATGCCTAGCAACATGAAAGGTACCAGAATCACCAGAACCCTTTTGTCCAGATATAATAGCTTTGTGACGCAGAGCACCGCGTCGACAAGCAAAAGACGGAGTTAAATAATTCAACAAAGTCATAGTACAAAAGTTGTAGGGAGAGACACTTGCAGAATTATTTTGAGCTGTATCTTGTCCATTTGGATCCCATCCTCTAAAGTAAGGAAAATTGGTTAGATCTTGAGTAATCATTCGGGTACCTGATCCAGTGTCACCGGGCCAGTATGAATTATGATATTGATACCTTCTAAGTAGTTCACGAAAAGAAACAATCCTCTCACCTTGATAAACAAGATATTGATTATCATCTTTTATGCCTTCACCAGGTGCAAAAGTTGCAACTTCAGAAGTACAAGTTGGTGAATTAGACATATCGGCTGTAGAAACCATATGATCAGGAGCAATTTCTGACTGTTCTTGGAAATTAGACAATAGTGACAATCCATTAGTAGTAGGAACTGAAACAGCAAAATCATCGCCTGCAGAAACCCAAACTTGAATGTTCACATCAGCTGCAGTTACAGCAGGTGTAGCAAGTTCATTTACTACATACACTGAAAGCGTACCA